AATTGCACAGTAAAAGTTCCAAAAGGTCGATTCTCGTTAGGAGACGCCTTGATATCCGTAATGGTAATTTTCAAATTGCCTTGGGCCCATTCGCCGCTGTCTAACCCCATGAACCTAAATAACTTAGGCATATTTGTAGTAACGTAAGATCCGGATGCTCCAAAGTCTTGAGAAAAGAACCAACCAGTTTGTGAAGGTTTCAATGGCATTCTCTGAATGTGCTGCGCGACAGATGAAGATTGCAGTCCAAGAATGACTCCACATGTCTTCGAAGCGTCTTCCGAGGTCGTAGCGTCTTCTATGTTACGATCAAAGGTTTCACCCAAGAAATAAGTTTTGGGATTTTCATTGTTCGCAGTTGGCAACTGAGTAGGATTAGTATTGAAGACATTTCTAATGTAGAGTTTACTGGTGGTATCAAAATTAAACACCACCTTATCTACGTTAGCGCCAGTTCCGTCCTTAATAAGCGCCGTGTATTCATTACCTGCGCCTTGCTGCAAGAAGAGTCCACACGTGCCGGTGGCCTCCGTGGCATTGTCTGCCATGGTGCCACTCAAAACAACAGCGCCTTCCTTGCAATAAAAGATTGCTCCTAATTTGCCGCCACTTAGGGTTTCACCAGTTGAAGCAGAGTTAACCAAGAAGAGTCCATACGCACCACCTTTCTGAGCGTCGCTGTCCATGGAAGAGGTAGAAGCATTCCATCCTGCTCTACCATTGCCTGTTTGTTTGGCATTCTCATCTTCAATTCCACACAATCGAACAAAGATTGCGGGACTTTTATTCCGTAAATACGCTTGCGCAGCATAAGTGGCATATGAGGGGGCAGACACATTTGGTCCATCACGCCATACATCAGATGACCCTGCTCCAAAAATAGGATTTCCAAAAGTTTCCACAAAATCGGAAAAAGAATTAACCTGAACTGGTCGAAGTGCTGGTCCTTTGAGTGACCGACCAATGATAACCGGGCCTACGCCGCGTGGTTCCTCGGGCAACTGTGAGTTATCAACTTCGGCAACGAAAACTCCAGGGGATACAAACTTAAATTTATCAACTGACATGGTATGTTGCTCTCCTTATATTTAACAATAGATATTATCTAGCGCATGCTTAAAAAATTACTTTTTTCTTACTTTAAATAGTTTTGAAAATTAGCAAATGCTTTTTATTCTCTATTCAATAAACAGTTTACCGTCCCATGGACGTTCCTCTCCTATGATAACTCTCTCGCGTGGCAATTTAACCTCCACTGCGTTCTCGCGCTCCACAATCTGGGGCTTGACTTGGTTGTCGGCACTCCCAATCAAGAATCCTAATATTTTCACATCTATAGAAGTTTGATAAATCCTCTCATCGTCTCCCATATTCCCCACATTATTTTCTTGAGAATAGGGGGTCTGCATGAATCCTTCATACCGGTGTCCGTTCTGCTTCAAGATAAAACTGTTGATGCCTCCCGTCTCCACCATAAAAGGTTGGCCCATCTCGTTCATCTGCTGCTGATATTCGGATCTGAGCATAATCTTATACATCACCGTCACATACACTGGCATTGGAATAGACCTGTGAGTATACACAATCTTATTATTCTTCTTTTTAACTTTGAAATTCAACTGACCATAATTTTTCTTGGCGTCAGCGTTTTGAAAATTCTTTGTCTTAGTTTGATTAATGACACGACTAAGGGGAATAGATCCGCCTCGGTAATCTCTTACGGGAAATATATTTGCTTGAAGGGATCCCTTAAAGGATAAATCCTTTTCTACGGACACCCTCTCCACGGAAATAATGGGAAGAATAAGCGCGCCTTCCTTATCTCTCAAACCTTTTGAGCGCTTCGATTGATAGGCTCGCTCTGCTGCTGCCCAAATAATAGGAACTTTCTCCCATCCTCGGTTGGAAGTGGCGGATACATTCAAGGTCTGATCCACCCAATTATAGAATGCCAAATCAATAGTTTCTAGATTGGAAGGTTCGAGAGTGATAATTTTTTCACCCGTTTTAGATATTATTGTCATTGTCGTCGCCCTCCTTATTATGTGGTATTGTAAAATGGACTAGCATACCACAATCCATTCTCGTTAAAATACCACTTATTAGAAATAGTAAAAGGTCCCACTGGTGCGGGCCCCGCATCAGTTAAATAGAACTGATATCCAATATATTTAGTTGGTTGTGCTACAAACTCTTCCAATGTCCTGTAGTCTAGTGAGGTGACATCAGCGCCCGATAGCTTGGGAACACAAATCTTACAGTCATCCGGGATAGTTAAGACGCATACATTCTTTACTTCAGATTTCGCCAGTTCATACTTGGCAATAGAAACTTCGGGAAGGGCAGCCTCCTCGAACACACCATCTCTTGCGCGGATGCACGTGGCAGCAATTTCCATTTGATGATTTATTTGCCCGAACAACGGTTGAGGCTCATTCAAGGCAACAATTTCATAAAACAGTCGACCATATAAAATAAAATCCCCCTCCTGCACCTCCAAATCCTGATCTTCCGTAAGTCTTCTTCGATGAAAGTGGATGGTTAATTTAGAGCGTCGATCAATGCCATAACTAGTAGTGTTCGTTTCTTGCCCTTCCCAACTAATAAGCGCATTTACCTTGACGGGCGAAAGAAAACTCTTATGAATTGCCTCTCCGTAAAGAGAATGAAAATTTGTATGCTTTAAACTAACAGGGTAGTACAAAATAGTCTGCCCTATTACGCGCTCGATTAACTCATCGTTAACCTGCTTAACAAAGTCTCTTTCTTTCCCTCCAGCGAACATTGGAGGAGGAGGATTAGTAGGTTGAGTCCAAGTAATATTTTTGGCGGCCACTTACTTGTCCCCCTATCCTACAAAAATTGCTAAAGGTATTTTAGCTTGTAAATTCTGAGTCTGTTCTGCCAGTTGTGCATCTTTCTCTGCTAACTGGTTATACGTTAACTCGTCCAAGACTGTTTTGAGTTCGTCCCGGAGTGCCGCCATTTCCTCCTTTGCTTGGGAGAGTAACCCCTCCCCATTCAAAGTGAGCGCATCTCCCGGTATGGGAATGGTAGCAAACTTACTCCTGGTGAGTCCTAACATCTCCTTGCACAACGAAAGGGCAAAACGGCGAATCCATTGTTTCCCAATAGAATTGATATTAACATAAGGAATATTGGCAAAAGGCACCGTACTCATATTGTTGATACCCCTTGCTCCTGTATCCATCTTGGGATCGTCAATAAAAGGATCCTCATCAACAGTAAATTCAAACCACACCTTATCAAACTGATACCGGGTGGGAATAGGGTAAAGTCTTAGTTGATTGTCTCGTATCTCGAAGGAGTAGTGAGAGATCCGTGTATAGAGGGCATCTTCATACGCCATGGCTTGCATTTTATTTTGCCACACCGGAACTACTTGGAAAGTGCTATCGTCTGCATACTGCCCATAAGTAGACAAATTGCCCACCACATTAATGCCGCCGTAATATCCATAAAATCTCCACATCGCTTGGGGTGACTTATAGTATACTTTCTTAATGTGCACCTTCTTGTCTTTATTAAACGTAAAGGCAGCATCTGTGCTGGCGGAGACGATGGATTGAAGATCATAGTTTTGTTGATTTTCTACAATACTCAGGGAAGCCGAATAAACGCGAGTGTCGCCACCTACCTGTGCCTCTTGGGACAATCCTGCGCCAATGCGACGTGCATAAGAAAAGTTAAATTTGGGGTATCTCAACTCAGCGCCTGTGCCCTCCAGATTAGTTTTAACGTCTCCTGCCTGTAACTCCCCGTCGCTATCGAAAGTGCCTGTAGCGTGCCCCAGCACGTCTGAGAGGACATTCTTCGATTGATGTATGTTGACTAAATAAGAATACTCTAAAACTGCTTCTTCATAGGCGGAATACACCTGATTGGCAGTCAATTCGATATCTAAAACTTCGCCGCCCAGTTTACGATAAACATAGGCAACTTGATCTACTGCGCCCGAAATGAAATCGGCGCCAGTATAAACACCAAATGGTAATGAACCAGTTACATTTGCCTTGGTACCTGTTACCGGTAAAGCAATTAAACTAGAATTTGAACTGGGTGATAGAACAGGAACTGCCACATTATTTCCTCCGCGTTATATAGTACACATGGTAATTAGTTTTTTAAAAAAAGAAAGAGCCTCCATAAATAAATATGCAGACTCTTTTCTTTAAGTTAAATGTTAACTTGAGGTATTAACCTAGCAAGTCTTCCACGATAACTAATCCGTACATATCGGGACGCACCATCTTCTTGGCATATCGCGTCATGACTCCCTTGCGGGGCACGAAGTCTTCAATACCAAAGATAGTGGGTGTGGTTTGCAACGGCACATATGGTGCATAAACATAACCACTCTCTAAGAAAGAGTTACCTTTACGTCCAATCAGCATCACATTCCGTGGGAAATAGGGGTCAACATAGACATCCCATTTCTTGGAAATATTACCAATATTAATTGCACCAGCAGTTCCTTTGTCATCGTCATGAGTTACTCGGGCCTTAAATCCCGTGGTAAACTCAAGAATGTTAGACACTTCAGGACCACAAACAATGAAGTTTGCACCTCCACGCAATGTCTTACGATGAATCTGAGCGGACACGTCGTTCACGGTTTCGAGAAGAGTCTCGTACCATTCGGACACGTTACCAGTAAAGTCACCGACATCGGTTCCAGTTACTCTAGCACCAGTGTCACGCGTCAAGAACTTTCCAGGACGCCGACTCCAGTAATAAGTACCAGCTTTTGAACCTTTCACCAAATCTTCCAAAATTTCTTGGTCGATTTCGAGAGCAATCTGTTCAGACAGAATACTTGTCAATTCAACTTCGGCATCGAGGTTGTGATAAGCGTTCAAATCTTGTCCCAATTCAGGGGTCCATTTTGCTTTCAGTTTCTTGGTGTTCGCCGTGACCGCTACACTATCGACCTTGATGTCGATTTCGGGAATATCTGGATTATTTTCCAATCCCCAGCGTTGCGTTGCCAAAACAGAACCAACTGGCGTGCCAGTAGTAAAATTATCCGTTTGGACATAACTAGTAGCGATATCCGCAATCAGAGCGGCTTGCAACTCATTGGTCGATTCTGATCCAGTTGCGGCACTTACCACCAAAATATCAGTAGCAGAAGTCCCACTCAACTGCGTCAAACGACGTTGTTGGCGACCGCAATTATCTCCGGTAAGCGCTCGTGTAACACTCACCAAATCGTCATAATTCAACTGAGACAACTGACTTCCACTCATTGACGCAATTGCGACCAATGTGCCAGAAGCCAAATCAGGATCATATTGACATAACTTAGTCAATGCGAGATCGTTGGCACTTGTGCCGCCGATTCCACCTGACATGTGAGCAGTAGCAATCTGCACAGCGTTAGAACCCGTTGGAGACGCATAACCGTTGTTCAAGTTGTAAAACGATTTTTCAATATTTGCGCCTGTGAGGCTAACACCATCCACGATACCAGCAGCAACTTGGCCACCACCGTATACCGAATCACCAACAGTTTCACCCAATCGAGTGGATGTGCCATCTGTATTATCACTTAGAGTTCCACCGAAAGTGAAATCCAAGAAGAAGATCAGTCCGCTGGGCAAACTCATCGGTTGGACCGAAACTAAATCATTAGCA